CAAAGAATTCAATCGACTTTACGAGTCATTACAGAAAATGATTGCAGACCCTACTGATTACATAGAGTCGTTTAGTAAGGACAAACCCGAAGATAAACCTAGATTAAGAAGGCGTAAGAAAGGCACTGAGCAATCTGCTAGAACCATAGCCGAAGAGAAAAAGAAACTCGTAGCGCAATTGAGAGAGAAGAATCCCAAAATGAGTCTTGTACAAATAGAGGACATGGCGACTCAACAACTACAGTCAAAAATGCGAGAAGACTAATTAGCGAGATAAGGGTGGGACAAGTATGAGTTGGCAATCTATTCTGAAAGCCGACTCTGTTCTAGATAAGATGGGTGACAAGCAGAAGAAGAAAATCAAGAAACTACTGCAAGCCTCACAGCCAACTGAGATGTTCGGCAAGGACATGACCAAACTATCTGACCTGATAGATGAACTGAGTGGTGTTGACTTCGTGAAGTCGAACAAGGCACTACAGAAGAAAGTCACTAAGTTTGAGGAAAAGAATTTAGACATCATGGCCTCTGCCGCAGAACTAAGGAAGGACTACGAGACACTTTACTTGCAGATTAGAGAACAGATATATCCGAAGAAGAAGGGGGATAAGTAAGATGAGTTGGGAAGGTATTTTGAAAGAAGATGGTGAAAACAGAGTACGCGCTAGAAGTTTCTTAAAAGAGGATATTGCTAACGTTATTCGGGAACTAGAAGAAATGGAAACGATGATGGCAGAAGACGATTTGGGTGGAATGTCCACTGAGGACATGGTAAACCTTAGCGATGCACTAGGAAAAGTAAGCGTACTACTACAATGAGATGATAAGATGACAGAAGAAAATGAAATGTTAGTTCTACTGAAAGAACTAGTAGACAAGGTGAAGAATCTAGAAAAAGCAGTGTACAACAAGGACAACCTACTGATGAAGTCAGGCTTCGTTGTCGCAGACTCCCCAACCCCATCTATGGGTAGCAACGATGATATGCCAAGTGGCGATGTCATAGCGAAGATGGATTGGGAAGACATACACAAGATAGTCGAGACAATGGGGTGATTAGATGCCGGAGAAAATAAACAAGGAAGAGATGCTTGTCCATGCAACGATAGACAAGGCCAAGAAAGTAATTCAGGAAGCGAACAAGTTAGGCATCCTTGAGAACAAAGACCCTGTAATGGGCGAAGAAGTCAAGGTGAAGAGGCCCAACAAGAATCCACCAGAGGAGAAGGTGGACAATCCAGTTTCAACTGATGACATCAATTCAGGATACGGACTTGCTGGTGGTACTAACTAAGGGGGCATGTTGTTGAATGCCCATATCCGGACTTGAATTTGAGAAGGAGACAGAAGACCTAACGAAAGAGGTCTTGGATTTCTTTGAGAAAGTCCGATATGCATACCTGTCTGCTAGGAACAATCCATCGGAGTATTCCGATGATTGGGCCGAGAGTGTAGAATTTGTCAAAGACAAGTATGATGCCATAAATGACTTCTCATCTGAATTGAAGGATTATGTGGATGAGAAATTGGTCTTTGACAATGCGGCTAAAAAACCAGAATCAGTTGAGGCAAAGAAACTGTTTGAAGCCATCAAGGACATGAGGTTCAGGTCAGATAAGGTGACTGACCCATTCTCCAAGAAGTTCGGAGAGGATGATGTAATACCTACGATGTTGGAGAACGAGTCTGTCCTGATTGCATTCTTGCATTACGCATTACGCTCACATTCCAAAGCACTGCCTGATAAGGCGTGGGATACTAAGAATCTAGATTCTGATGACATAACTGATGGGTTCATGGGACTTGACTTGGATGAGGATGACTTGGGACTCTACATCATAGAGCATTATGGCAAGGAGGATGAGGACAACAAGAGAATAGAATCCAAGGTCAAGAACGGATTGAAGACCTTGAAGGACATGTTTCTTAGAGAATACGAGAAGCCTAGATGGGACAACCTACTGGAAGTCGATATAAAAAAAGAAGAGAAGAGCGATGAGGAGAAGGCGGAGATTGACTTCATAGTTCCTAACAAGCCGATGTATCGAATATTTGAGTTAGAAGACATGGAAAGCATCAAGGGTCTTTCCGGTGACTTTCTAGTGCAGGAGAAGTATGATGGAATGAGAATCCAACTCCACAAGAAGGGAGAGAGCATTAAGGTATACTCATACAACAAGAAGGATATTTCGGATGCTTGTAAAGAACAAATAAAGAAGTTGAAGGAGAAGCAGTTTGGTGATTGTATACTAGATGGTGAACTTGTTCTGTTTGATGGTGATGAACCATTGCATAGGGCAGATACGATAACCCATGTATTCAAGAAGAAAAAGGGAGGACAACTCAGAGCGCATGTATTTGACATCATGTTCCATGAGGGAACCGAACTACATAGTGAGCCTCTAAGAGAGAGAATCAATACTCTTCTCTATCAGTTTAGTCAACACTCTTCTGAGGTACTTGCATTTCCATCTAAGAAAGATACAAGAATGGCTGATTCAATCAAGGAAGTCGGTGAGTATGCCAAGGACATAATGGAACTACCTGCCTCCGAAGGTGTCCTGATAAAAGACCTAGAGTCTACCTACTACATAGGAAACAAAAAGAATCCTAAGTGGATTAAATGGAAGAAGTTCGTTGACTTGGATGTTATAGTTCTAGATAAGAAATCCACTAAGAGCGGTATGAAGTCATACACCCTAGGTGTTGGCCCTGTCACTGCTGAGGTTGCGAGAACCTACAAGACCACTGAGTATGATGAGAAAGAGTATCTTCCGGTTGGCAAGGCACTGAATACGAAGGAGAATGTGGATGTCGGTAGCATAGTCAGAGTCAAAGTCGATGAGGTAAAGAAGAACAAAGAGGGCTTCACTCTATACTCTGCTAAACTGATAGAAATACCAGAGGTTGATTCATCTGATAAGGTAGAGACATTAGAGCAACTTGCAACCAAGACTAGAAAATCCTTGTCTTCTGATGCGAGTGAGGCAATTAGTAGCCTGAATCCATTCAAATTAGTCAGTGGTCTGACTCAATCTAAGGACAGTAAAAAGACAGTCAAGAAAGGTTTCTTCATCACCGATGGGATACATGGAAAGGCCGAGGTGATTGCAAAGAGTGAGTTTGACGGCTTCACAATCTATGGGTTTGATGGAGATTCCCTAATGGCTAAGAATGCCCTTTACAACATAGATGTCTGGAAGAAGGAGATGGAGTCTCTTGTAAAATCAAGAAGGTCTGAGTTGAGAATTGCCATCCGTAATGAAATAATAGAGACATACGATAACGACAAGACACCGTTTGGCAAGATAGTAGAGTTCGTTAAGAAAGAGTATCCAGAGATATTTGAGGATGTCTTCAACTCCTCTGATGAAACTCTCATGGGCTGGATGAAGGAGCAGGAGAGTTTGAGATACCATCACCCTAACAAGTTCACAGCACTAGATGACGTATTGGAGAAGGACGTTGAGGAACCAGAGGTTTCCAAGGTTGACTCTGGTAGGTTCAGCATTATGTTGAGAGAAGATGGTAATCTGGACTTCATTTTGAAATTAGGTGAATCTAGGAACTTCTGGATGATTGATATTACAGAACTAGATGACGTATACGATTTGTTCGGTAAGTCACAGAAGTTCCCTGCTATTGTTGGTAAGGACTTAGGCCCACATAGAAAGGAGATAGATTCTGGTGATGTCGAATTAGGAGTTCAACGTGAGGGCTATCACGAATACAAGATTACAGGAGACAAGTTCGATACTAGATTCCATGTTAGAGTCGTTCCTCTAGATGAGAAACAAACTTGGGTGGTTTGGACTGGTAAGAAGCAAGAGATGTTAGACCTAGATTCGGATGAGAATCTGTGGGATATCACAGAAGACAAATATGCAAAATTAGAACTTCCAGAGTAATTTTGCATGTTATGTTAAATAGTAAGACTTTACACTTTTGGGAGTGTTAGTTTCAGGAGACATGCTACTAAAGGCAGAAAATAACAATGAATTTACGATTCTAAAAGCAGATGAACTGGTCATAGGAGGATATGCATCAATAGAAATGGTCGATAAGCAAAACGACATGATTACCCTTAATGCATTAGATGAAGCAGTTAAACAATACATGGGAGAGAAGAAGTACAGAAACGTGATGTCAAATCATTCAAATGTTCAAGTCGGGGAGGTAATCGAGAAATATCGAGACAAAAACGGAAATCTACACAAAACTATGGTAGATGACGTTGGGTTCTATGTCGTAATCAAAATGAGAGATGACATAGAAAAGGCAAAAGAAATTTCAAGAGGCATCCGAAAAGGAACACTTAGGTCATTTAGTATAGGAGGACAGGCAATTTCCAAGAAGCAGAGAACATCTGACGAACATGGGGAGTACAACGAGATAGACCGTTTGGAACTACATGAAGTCACAATCTGTGAAAAGGGACTCAATCCAGAAGCGAAATTCGACATTTTGAAACAAGATGTTGGAGGTGAAAAACAAATGAGTGAAAAATTGGAAAAAGCACTTGAGGAATTGAACGATTTGATGAAGCAGGTTGGACAAATCACCAAGGAAGAAGATGAAGAAGAAGATATGTACACCATGAAAGAAGAGGACAAAATGGAAGAGGATAAGATGTCCAGAGGAGAAGATGACATGGAAGACATGGAAATGAAGGAAATGGAAGATGACGAAGAGGACATGGACGGCGAGAAGAAGGGTCTTCCCGGCGGAGATGACGCACCTACCGAGGCTGAAGGAAACGAGGCCGGAGAGGAAGTTGTTTCTGGTGGAAACCCCAAGGCTTCTCCAAAGGCTCTCTCTGTTAGCAAGGGACTAGAGGACAGTGATTTCACTACCCTCAATTTGTCTGCTGAGAATGTCGAGAAGGCATACGAGGCATACAAGGCCGAGCAACTAGAGAAGTTGGCCTATGATAACCTGAGCAAGACGTTTGCTGACAGGTTTGCCGAAGAACTTGAAGTCAAGAAGTCCGTAGCAGAGAGAGCAGAGTACGATGCTCGCGACGACGTTGCTGGGCTAAAGG